TCTTGCCTACGCATTGCGCTTAACTCCAAGAATCTCGTTCAGTGGCGTGAGCCGTGAAGAGCCAGAGCGTTTAGGGGATATAGGGGTTCTATTCTTTTCTCCTTCTCTTTCTCTTTCTCTGTCCGTTAACCTACCCCTGTTTTGATCTCGCCACTTTTGTCCACGAGCGGTCGAGGTGGGGTCGACTTGATATCGAGAATAGTTTGACACGGCAATGACACCGTCTCCAGATTCGGTCAGCAGACCACTTTTCAACAGTCCTTCCACACCCCTGTACAGGCGTGCGCCGATGACGGTCTTGAGGTGCTGTCGGTTCTTGAACACTCCGCCGGAGCGCAGCAGCTTGACCTCACCAATGATCGTGATGAACGCGCGAAACTGCGTGTCAGTCAGCGCCGAGATCTCCGCATCTCGATGTGCGTTTGCTACCCACTTGAACCAAACCATTGCGTCCTCCTTGCTGATGAGGAGTCGGCGTATTCAGCCACCGACTCCCCTGATTGATTAGAACGGCAGCTCCTCTAGCGCGGTCTCTAGCGCAGGGTTGCCATCGTGCAGACCCTTCGACTTGGCGGCGAGCATCGCCTCACCCTCGTCGCGCACCTGGGCGTTGACCCACGCGATGCTTGGCTTGCGCTTGCAGAACTGGCCGTCGGTCTTGCCACCACAGGCATAGAACGCGTTGTACTCACGGCCAGTCTTGCTCACGCCTGCCGGCTTGAACTGCCACGCGGTGCGGTGATCTGGACACTCGCCCTCAGCGAAGAGCATGGCGGCTGCTACCGCCACATCGTTCGTAGAAACCGACGGCTGAGATACCCTCACAGAATCAACGGAGAGGGGTCTAGGGGCCACGGAGAGGCTCGTTCCTGTGCCTGACGCATAAAGAGACCGCCCCACACCAATCTGAGCTGCACAGCGGCGCAGAGCGTCACTGGCGGCTGACTTGTATGGCTCGTCATCCTGCGCGCTGTTTGGGTAGCCAAAGTCCTGTCGGACGGTGGTCACGCCATCGATCACCGCGATCAGGGTGCCATGCACGACCTTGGCGGCAGCGTCTGCCACCTTGACCTCAAACTGCCAGCCTGCCAAGCCCAAGACATCGTCTAGGCGCTGAGCTACGGCTCGTGCATCTGCGTAGGTGAAGGTCATTCCGCCGCGCCCTGGGCGCTGCTTCAGATCCGTGCCGGTAAACGGTGCGGCCAGTGCCGCTGCGATTTGCTTACTCATTTTCGTTCCCTCCTAATACTGTGACTGGCAACAACTTTGCGGCTGCCAGATTCATTGAGTCTGCCTTTGCTTCGTGACCACTGTCAAAGATCGTCCCCTTCTTTACCTCCTCTGCTTCTGCCATATACGACTTGGCATCCTTCACCCCTAAGAAATACGCCTTAGGGAATCGCGTAAAGCTTGGTGGACCATTGCGGTCTTCGCCTGGTCCGAGTTGCAGATGCACAAAGGCGTAGTAGTCGACATCTTGGTGATCCTTGATGTAGTTGAAGACGCTGACCGGATCGCTCGGCCACGGAGCCTTGCTCCACACCTTGCTCTTCACCTCAACCTTCAAGCCGCACACCTCAAAGTCACGCTGTGTGATGTTGACAAACTTGAAGGGCAGGCGCTCCATTCGCAACACTGCGGCGAAGACGGCTTGACCCATCACGCCTGTCCAGTCGGTGTTGCCTTTCGCCTTCTCGGTACGGAAGCGCAGGTGATCGCTGCTCTTCGCCTCCTTGAACATCTGCTCCGCTTCGAGCAGGAGTGCGGTATCAACAGGTACTTCAATCACGCCTGATCCTCCTTGCCAAAGACTCGGAACACTCGCGCCCCTGGCTTCTCTGAGGTGAAGCGCTTGATGGCTTCACCGTAGGTGTCTGGAGCAACAGTTCGCAGGACATCAGCGATGGACTCCCAGTCCACCTTGACGCTGCTCTTGTTCTGCTTCCAGGTGGCAAGCCACCCCTGACCCTTGACTCCTTCGCCATCGGCGATGGCTTCCTTGATGGCGATTGCCATCTCCTTCAGCGCGGCATCGGCAGCCTCTGCCTCAACCTTCGCTTCGATGTAGAGCCGCGCGATGTGATCCAGCTGCGGATCAGCCACGGCGTAGGTGTTGCTGCTCTGCGGCTTGACTTCAGCGAGCGTGTCGCTGTCGTTGCCGGTCAGCGGTGGCGGAGTCTTGGACTGCACCAACTCGCGGAACAGGACGGCCTTGTCAAACAGTTGTGTCTGGTAGACAGGGTCAGCCTCCACGCGCTCAATGCGGAACACCAAGCCAGAGAGCAGCACAGCGACATCGCAGTACGACGCGCCAGTGATGAACATCTGCCACTGCACCTGATCAACATACTCAGGTGGCACTGGATACAACTGCCAGCGGTTGCTCGTTGAGGTCTTGATCTCTACCAGACCGTCGGTGTCGCCCACGATGGTGCGGTCCAACGATGCCATCGCCCAAGGATGCTCCTTGAGACGCACGATGCCATTCGACTTCCGCAGCTTCTTGCCAGTCTCGGCGGTGTAGTAGTCGGCGACTGCCTGCTCTAGCAGTTGACCGCGCTGTGCGGCCGCTCCGACTTCCTGCTCACCAACCTGACCAGTCAACTCTGCCCAGAGTCGGTACGCGGTCTTGTATGGCGATGTGCCGTTGATGGCGGTAATGCCGGTGGCGGTGATGCCGCCCTTGCGCATCTCAAACCACTCTGGACTCCGCTGCGGTGCCGATACAAACTCAAAGCGCTTGCTCATCGGATCACCAGCTCAATCAGAACCATCGCGGCGAACCAAGCGACCATCATCGCGATGGTGAACTTGGTTCGCTCTCGCGTTCGCTCTTCGCGCTCTAGGCGCTGATAGTCGCTTACAAAGTGCGGCCGCACAACCATCTTGGGCGCGCTCTTACGATTGACTTTCACAGTGACCCTCCAATGACTAGGACCAAGATGATCGATGCAACGAAGATGGCGTAGGTCGCCATCTCTGCAATGCTCGGCATCTCGGTGTATTCACGCAGACCTGCAAAGTCCGACTTAGGTCGGTTGCGATTGTCCGGTGTGCGCGGATCGTAGTACCGCGTGTACTCGCCGTTCTTCAGAACGCTGAATGTCTGTGGCTTCCTCTTCACCTTGACCTCCTGTACCAGCAGAGCCGAATGGCTCATTCCTCACTGGCAGGAGCAGCATACGCTCAACGGCAAGCAGCCGTCAACCCCACGCGCACAACTTGTGGTGTGAATATCTTTTATGCAAGGTGTATAGCCCCTGGGTGGGGAGGGTCCACCCAGGGGAAGCCGCCTAGGACGGCTGCGACAAGTCCTCTAGAGCGAACGCGATCAAGAGCCGGAGGCAGATGCCGCATAGCAGCGCCTGCTCAGACTCGACCTCCCAGACTCTGCTCTGTAGCTCACAGACCGAGCAGGTGCCAAATGGCTTGCCTACTCGAACTGGCATGACTTACTTTCGCTGTCGGCCGTAGGCGCTATTGTCCTCATCCAGCCAACGCTGAAGCACGAGTAGAGCGGCGCTGATCGCTGACGCTGCAACTGCCTTCAAGCCGTCGCCGGTCAGGTCAAAGATGCTCACACCAAGCCCAAGGAACACGGCGATAGCGGTGCTTAGTGCCGCCTGGAGTGCGTCCAAGGCAGCGGCGATGATCTGTTCACGCATGGTCTGATCTCCCTTGCTGGCATTGATTCGGCGCACAACTCCGACCAGCGTGGAGATTGCGGCCGCCTGATCAACAGTAGGCTTGGCAGGTGTCTTAGTACCCTGCGGCACCTTTCGTGCCTCTGCGTGGCTCTTAGGTGCCTGTACGGCGATTGTAGGAGCAGGTGGTGGCGTAGGTACTGCGGCGACCACAGGCGCTGCGACTGGCGCAGGTGCGGCGACCTTGCCTGGATGCGTGACGATGAGCAGGCACTTGTAATCGACTGCGACTTTCTTCGCCTTGACTTTGCTATTGGCGATCTGGCGTAGCTGCTGCTCGGTTACCGATACACCGTACTTCTCAGCGGCGACCTTCTCGTCGCGCGTCGGACACGCCCACTGCCAGCCATGATCTTCGCACCACCCTGCGGAGGTCATGTGACCGTAGCCAACTTTCAGGTGCGCTGGATTGGTCTTTGTCCACCATCGCTTCCAGATGTCGTGCCACTTTGAGATGTGGATTTCTGGATAGCCGATTGGCTGCTGCACCCAGATCATGAGCGCTGCGCCAGCCTTGGCTGCCGCGACTGCGTCCTCCCATGACTTCGCATAGCGCGCTCTGCCACCAAGTACAGCGACGGTCTGAGCGGCTTCCTTCAGCGAGCCACCGGCATCGTTCTTGCCCTGCACATCTTTGCGTCCTGTCGCCTTCTCGAATGCGGCGACTCCCTCAGCCGCGCTGTAGTCGACCGTGTAGCCAGAAGCCCATGAGACTGCGGCCGCGCAGGATGACCAGGTGCAGTCGTCAAGGATCTGCTTGGTGCCTTTTTGCTGCGCCTCAGCGTCGGCGTAGAGCTGCGACTTGATCTTGTAGAGCATTGCTACCTCCCCTGCCCATTGAGCCACGCCAAGATGCCGCCAAGGCCGCTCACGCCAAGCAAGGCGATGACGAACTTAGCAAGCCGGTATGCGCCGCGCGTCTCTGCCATCTCGACTTTGATCTCAGCAAGGTCACGCTCAATGCGCTCCAGGCGCTCTAGGATCTGGCTCGTTTCGCTGCGTGTCATGGGCGCTCCTGAATCGCGCCACAGATAGCGCAACACGCGCTCTTGCCGATTACTTCTTGACTCTGACCTTTGAGTTCACATCCAGGCGTTGTGCAGATCAAGTTCCACATATTGCGCTCCTCATCCGATTGGGAATGCTGTGATTTGCGTATAGGCAAGAGAGAGCGTCAATCCGTTAGTCGTTTGTGTTGTGCCGTAGAGTTTGATCTTGCGCTGGTCTGTGCTGTCAGCGATCCATACCTTAGTCACAGCAACAGTTCCTCCGCGTCCGGATTGTCCAAAGTTATCAGCACGACCGAAACCAAGCACTGCAATCTGAGTGTTTGATGTGTCCGTGACATCTGCTCGTACAAATAGATATTGAATGGTTGTTGTGTTTAGTGATGCATAAGCGGTATAAGTGAGCAGCCATCGTTGTCCAACAAACTGAGGAGTAAATACCGCTTCAGCGTTAGATAGCGCGTAATAGGTTCCTGCGGTAGTGATCGTAGTCGTATCAGCAGCTCCACCCTTGTCGTATTGACTTAGTTCTGATCCTTCTAGGTTCGAATACCCAGTGACTCTAAAGTCACCGAGTGCTTCAACGCTGGCAGCCTGTAGCGACACACTATCGGTGCCGTTGAGCGATGAGTTGTTGCCAACCGCCAATGCTCCAAGTCCAGCGCCATCGCCCATGGACAGCGTGCCAGCATCGTTGATGATGTACGCAGGAGAGTTTGTTGGCGTGCTTTTATCTGTCAAGATCATTGCAGGTGATCCATTTGCAATACGAACTTCTGTCAGGTCAACACTCCGATTGGCAGACTGGGTTGCAACTGTCGCAATGGTGATTGTCACCTTCAAGAACGCGGCATCGGCTGGGGCGGTCGTGTTTACAAGTGAGGGAGAGACAGCGAAAACGTTTGGTGCCGTCAGCCCTGTTGATGTTGTGAGGGCCGCGAATTGGGCGTTGTTAGAACTGAACGCTGTTCCAGTTGTTGTTGTTTGATCTGCCTGGTAGAACTGACAGGTCAGTTGTGCAGTTGCTTGGTTGCTATTCGTTCCATTGTCAAAGCTTGCCTCAGCATAGAAACTGAACGAGCGAGACGCTGATGATGGAACAGGCACATAGCGCGTGAGCGTGGCGCTCTTACCGGTCAGGGTGCCGCTTGCAATCGTGAATCGCAACACATTGCCAGAGCCTGCACCAGAGTCAGCGACGATGGCGGCGGTAATCGCGCCTGCGCTGTTGACATCGGTGAAAGTCCAGTACGGCAGCGGATTCTGTTCTGTGATCGTGTCGCCTGCCGCATCCGGCGGAATCGCAAAGTCACCGTTTGCCACACCAGCCTGGATCTCGCGCAGCGCAGCTGGACCAAAGAGCAGCGAAGTCTCGCCGTCGCTCGATGTGCTGACGAGCGGTGCGCCCTTGTCGGCGTTCACACCGCCTTCATATGCGCCGAAGCCTTCTAGGTTTGTGCCGTACTTGCCCACGCTTATTCTCCTTGAACGAGGCCGCGCAGCCCCTTGATGTACTGACGACGGAAGTCCGCCTCAATCTCGTATTGCACTTGATAGGTGCCGCCACCATCTGCAAAGCGCATTGTGACGGTAGGGATGTAAAGGACGGTGGATGACAGGTCGAGCGCCGGCGCAGAGATCTTCACATACTGCCCTGGCAGCCATGCCTTGACGAGCCGATAGATCGTGCCTGTCGCCGCGCCGCTGGTGATCGTTCCGCTCGTTCCGGTCGTGAAGGTGAAGGTCGTTGACGTCGGCGCGCCAGTTACAGTCCACGTTCCATTGAGCGCCGCATAGCCAGTCGGTCCACTGGCAAGAGCGATGGTGACCGTATCGCCCTGAGCGATGCTGTGATCGACTGAAGTCGTGATCGTTGCGGTCGTGCCAGTTCGAGCTGCAAGGCTGATGGCCGCATCTAGGGCATAGCCTTGGCTATAGCCATAAGACCAGTCAGGGTTGGATGTCTGACTCAGGTTCCCACCGGCAACCGTGAATGAGACGGTGCGACGCGGTTGTGCGCGCGTGGTCATCGTGCCGCGAGCAAGCAAACCAATCTCTGCACCACGGTCTGCCTTCTTGACAATCTTTGGTGCGCTAAATACCT